ATGCAAGCGAAACAGCGGTTGAAGGCGATACAGGTCAATCTCAAGCGCTTGGACGTCAACTTGCAACAGCAATTCAAACTGAACTTATTAAACAAAAACGTCCGGGAGGTTTATTAACATAATGGCAACTTTTCCAAGCATTTCCCCAACATATACAGGGTTTAGTAAAAGAAGCGCCCCAAGAGTTCGGACAATAAGATTTCAGGACGGGTTTGAACATCGCATCATGTTTGGATTGGCACAACATCAAAATCCTAAAGTTTATAATTTATCTTTTAACGTCACAGAAACGCAATCTGATGAAATAGAAATCTTTCTTGATGCCCGTGCTAACGATCAAGCATCATTTGATTTCACGGCACCGGGCGAAACATCTGCACAGAAATTTGTTTGTGAAAGGTGGTCAAAATCAATTCCATACAATAATAGAGCCGTAATTGATGCAACATTCAGGGAGGTCTTTGAAGCATGAGTACAGCCCCAATAATTAGCGATTTACAAAAGGCAAATCCAAGCGCTGTTATTGAATTATTTGTACTAACAACAAATGTTGCGCAACACGGAAGCGCACAGACTTACAGGTTTCACGCGGGGTCATCTTTAAATCAAAACGGCGAAATTGTTTGGCAGGGTAATTCTTATTTAAGATTCCCTGTTGAAGCAACAGGTTTTGCATATCAACGCGGGCAGATTCCACGCCCAACCCTGACAATCAGCAATGCTTTCGGTTTTGTCTCAGCCCTTTTACAAAACGTGAATCAGCATTTCAACGGCAATGATTTAACTGGCGCTGTAGTACAACGCAAAAGAACACTTGCAAGATTTCTTGACGCTGTAAATTTTCCAGTAGAAACGACAACATCTTCAATAACAACAACTATTGCTGACCCCGCAGATGCCGAAACTGTCAATTATACAGTTACAGTTGCAAATGTCGGCGGTATAAATATATTTCTTTTAGATGGTACAAATAACCCTGTTATTACAATGAAGCGGGGATCAACTTATATATTTAATCAAGAAGATTCAAGCAATCAAGGCCATCCTTTACGTTTTAAATCAGACAGCGGTGGTTCTTATACAACAGGTGTTTCAGCTTCAGGTTATAGTCCGGGTTATTCAGGCGCGACAGTTACTTTTCAACCGCCTTATCCAGATGCACCGTCAGACTTGAGATATTATTGCACGATTCATGGGAACGCGATGGGTAACACAATTACAATGAACAATCCAAATACAACAACACAAACGACAACAACAACTTCAGGTTCCCAGACTAACCCGTTGGGAACCCCAGACCCGACAGCAGAATTTCCACTTGAACAATATGTAATTGATAGAAAATCATCAGAAAATCGTGAGGTTGTTACCTTTGAACTTGCGGCTGTTTTTGACCTTGTTGGCGTAAGAGCGCCGAAGCGTCAGGCAACTAGAAATATTTTTCCCAGTATTGGAACTTTTAATCAATGATTTGGAAAGATAAAGCACTTGAACACGCGAAACAGGAAGACCCTAAAGAATCTTGCGGGCTTTTGTTAAATATTCGCGGAAAAGAAGAATATTTTCCCTGTCGTAATTTATCAATGACGGCGCATCAATGCTTTATTATTGACCCTGAAGATTATGTAAGGGCAGATAATACAGGAGATATTACAGCAATTATTCATAGTCATCCTGTAACACAGCCCGTTGCTTCAGAAGCCGACAAAATAAGCTGCGAAGAGAGCAATCTTCCGTGGCATATTGTCAACCCTAAAACAGAAACATGGGGATATTATGAGCCTTGCGGATATAAACCCCCTTTGATCGGCAGACCTTGGGTCTGGGGGGTTACAGATTGTTATTCACTTGTTCGTAGTTGGTATAAACAGGAAAAAAATATTGAATTAAGAGATTGGGAAAGACCAACAACCCCTGAAGAATTTATTCAAAATCCTATGTTTGAAAGTTGCGCATGGCGGACGGGATTTCGTGAATTAAGAAGTGATGAAAAACTAGAAAATGGCGATTTATTATTTATGTCGATTTTGGCAAATGGTTTGAATCATGTGGCGATTTTTTTAGATGGGGATGTTTTACACCATTTAACAGATAGACTATCTTGTAAGGAACCATATAACCAATGGCTTCAAAAATGCACAGGTAAAAGGTTGCGTTATGTTGCGTAAAATTAAGTTATATTCAAAACTTGCCGATTTTATCGGACATAAGGAATTTGATGCCGTTTGTAAAAATCCCGCTGAAGCTATAAGGTTTTTAATTTGTAACTTTCCAGAAGTAGAAAGTCACATGGCAAAACAAAATTATAAAGTTTTAGTTGGCGATTATGAAATTGACGAAAAGGAATTGCATTATCCAAGCGGTCACGAAGATATTCATATCGTGCCAATTGTTGCGGGTTCAGGTGGTAACTTCGGCAAGATTTTAGGCGGTGCGGCGTTGATCGGTTTGTCTTTTGTTACTTTTGGTGGTTCCGCTATGTTTGCAGGCGGAAGTGGCGCGGGTTTGCTTGGTGGTGGTGGTTTAATTGGTACAGGTGGCTTATATGCGGCGGGGGCTTATGGTTCGGCGGCTCTCGGCTTGATGGGTGCGGGTTTAATGTTATCAGGTGTTTCTGGGATGATGACACCACAACCAAAATCGCAAGATTTTTCTAGTCCTGAAGACCCGCGTTTATCTTTTAATTTTTCAGGAACACAAAATACAAGTCGAGCCGGAACGCCGATTAATATTGTTTTCGGGGAGGTTTTTGTTGGAAGTATAGTTGTCAGCGCGGGCGTTGACACAGAACAAGTAAGAGCATGACCGATAAGAAAGTAATTAGAGGAGCAGGCGGGCCGCCTACGCCCCCATCGCCCCCACAACCGACAAGAGTTCCCGACACATTACACAGTAGGCAATTTGCATCATTTACGGATGTGTTAGGAGAAGGCGAACAGGAGGGAAGCGCAACAGCAAGCAAACTTGGATTAACAAAAGGAACTACTGCATACAACAATGCTTTTCTTTCCGATGTTTTTTTAAACGATACGCCAGTTTTACAATCAACAGCAAATTTTTCAAGTCCTGTAACTACAGATTTTAATTTTCAAAATGTTGGTTTTACACCGCGATTTGGAACAGCAAACCAGACGCATATTCCCGGAATTGAAGAAAGTCAATCTGTAACAAGTGTCGGCGTAACTGTTACGACATCTGCGCCAGTAACAAGACAAATCACAAATACAGATGTTGATGCTGTAAAAGTTTCTGTTACTTTTCCGCAGATACAAAAAGCAACAGATCAAGGCGATTTGCTTGGTTCTTCTGTAAATTTACAAGTACAAATTCAATATAACGGCGGAGGTTTTTCTGTTCTTGTTGACGATACGATTACAGGTCGTTCCGCTGACGCATATCAAAAAGATTATCGAATAACATTGACAGGCGCTTTTCCTGTTGATATTCGTGTTGTTCGCGTAACCGCTGACAGTACAAGTTCAAGTCTTATAGATGCTTTTCAATGGACAAGTTTTTCAGAAATTATTGACGATAAACAAACATATCCAAATACAGCTTTTGTTAATGTAAGAATAGACAGCGAACAGTTCAGTTCGATTCCTCGCCGGAAATACCGCATCAGGGGTTGCAAGATAAGGATTCCGGGTGCCGGTGCAAATGGTTCTGGAACGCCAACTGTTGACCTCCAGACAGGCCGTATTGTTTACCCGACAGGATATGTCTTCAATGGCACAATGGGCGCCGCAACCTATTGCAATTGCCCTAGTATGGTGTTACTTGCATTGCTTACAGATACGCGCTTTGGTTTTGGCGATCATATAACAGATTCTTCTTTGGATTTATATTCTTTTGTAACCGCATCAAAATTTGCAAATACTCTTGTTGATGATGGCCTTGGCGGACAGGAAGCAAGATTTTCTTGCAATGTAAATATTCAAAATTCTAATTCCGCATTTGATTTGATAAATGAATTATCAGGCGTAATGAGATCAATACCAATTTGGTCGCAAGGTTCGATTCAGTTGGCTCAAGATAGCCCAAAAGATAGTTCATACTTGTTTAGCCTTGCAAACGTAAATGAAGGCGGTTTTAGCTATTCAGGAAGTTCTTTAAAAACAAGACACAGCGTTGTTTCTGTTTCTTACTACAATATGGATTCTCAAGACATAGATTTTGAAGTCGTAGAAGATAGCAATTTAATTTCAAAAATTGGTACTGTTGTCAAACAGGTAAAAGCATTTGCCTGCACATCACGGGGTCAAGCGGCCAGACTCGGAAAAGCAATATTGTTCGCGGAAAATTTTGAAAGCGAAATCGTGACATTTAATACTTCAATCGACAGCGGTGCAATTTGTAGGCCGGGAAGCGTTATCGAGATCAATGACCCTGTTCGCGCGGGTGTAAGAAGATCAGGGCGTCTTTCCGCTGTTGCATCAACAACACAAATGACAGTTGATGATACAGGCGCAACAGACCTTTCAACAGAAAATAATCCAATATTTAGCGTAATTTTGCCAGATGGTTCTGTTGAAGCAAAATCTGTTAGTTCAATATCAAATGGTGTTGTAACTGTTTCTTCTGCATTTAGTCAAACGCCAAACGTCAATACAGTTTGGATGCTAAATAATGATTCAGTACAATCTCAAAAATTTAGGGTAATAAATGTTGAAGAACAGGACGGGTTAAATTATGCGATTACCGCCTTGTCTTATCAAGATGATAAATACCCATTTATCGAAGACGGCGCAACTTTACCGACAAGAACAGTTTCATTATTAAATGAACCTAAAGACCCGCCATCAGCTTTAAATATTAAAGAAAGAGTTGTTGAATTAAATAATCAAGCGGTTTCAAAAATATTTATCAGTTGGAAACCAGTTCTTGGCGTAACAAATTATCAAGTTAATTATCGTTTTGAAAATGGTAATTTTGTAAGTCAAAGAGTATCAAGACCAGATTTTGAAATAGTAAACAGCGAAAAAGGCAGATATGAAGTTCAGGTATTCTCATTCAATGCCGCTTTAGAAGTCAGCGCCACTTCAGCCGATGCAACATTTGATGCTATTGGAAAAACCGCTGTTCCTTCCGATATTACAGGTTTAACTTATGAACCTATAAGCGACACAATGATTCGCTTGAAATGGAATACCCCGACAGATATTGACGTTATCAAAGGTGGAAAAGTTTACGTTAGACATTCCACGCTTACAAACGGAAATGGTACTTTTACAAATGCAATTGACCTTGTAAAAGCACTTGCGGGTAATACAAATACCGCGGATGTTCCGTTACTTGAAGGGGAGTATATTCTTAAGGCGCAAGACGATACGGGTAATTTTTCGGCAGGCGAAACATCAATCGTTATTGATCTACCAGAAACACAACCAAAACTTGTTGTTCTTACAAGACGCGAAGATCAGGACAACCCAAAATTTCAAGGAACAAAAACAAATACGGCTTTTGATGCCACAACAAACAGCCTTAACCTTGTCGGTGGCGGTCAGTTTGATGATATAACAGATTTTGATTTGGTTGCAAGTATTGATGATTTTGGCGGAATTGTAAGTTCTGGAACCTATGATTTCGCGTCAACCCTTGATCTCGGCGGCGTGTTTAGTGTTCAATTACGCCGTCATTTCTTGACAGAAGCATTTTATCCAAATGATTTGATAAATAGCAGAACAGCAAATGTTGATACTTGGACAGATTGGGATGGTAGTCTTGCCTATGATGCAAACGCAGAATTAACAGTTCGGACAACGCAAACAGACCCTTCTGGTTCGCCTACATATTCAGGTTTTCAGAATTTTTCAAATGGAGTTTATAAAGGCCGCGGATTTCAGTTCAGGGCTAATCTTACAAGTAACGACCCCGCGCAAGATATAAAAGTTTCACAGCTTGGATTTACAGCTTCATTTGATAGAAGAACAGAAACAAGTCTTGAAAATTCATCAGCAACAAATGGTGTTTTAACATCAAGCGGTGCGACAAATATTACATTCAATAAAGCATTTTTTGCCGGAACTTCTAGTTTGGGCGGCGCCAATAGTAACCCGCCATCTGTAGGTATTCAGGCTTCAAATATGGCTTCAGGAGATTTTTTTGAACTTAGTAATATAACTGGAACAGGATTTACTGTACATTTTAAAAATTCGTCAAATGCTTCAATTTCAAGAAATTTCACATATCAAGCAACTGGCTTTGGTAAAGCCGCATA